CGCCAGACATCCCAATACCAAGAAGAAGCAAATTTGAGAACGGTAAAAGGGTGGCACATAGCAAGGAACCACTGTTCCTTCAGATTCAAAAGTATAGCAAAGCTCCGGGCTTCAAAGCCGATAAACAAGCTTTTGCTAGAGCTGTGAAAGAAGTAACCCACTCTTACAAGGTTCGCCTTGGCGTAACATCAGATAATCCCTTGTCACTCCTGACGGTAAAAGAGTGTCTTAATGGAGTTCGACACGGAGCTCTGGGAGGATTCTCAAGAGATACAGGAGCTGGCCCAACGCTTAAAGCCAAATTCAATATCTCCAACAAAAAGGATGTTCTCCACAAAGTACTTGTCGAGCCTCCTGTCGTCGTCTTGGCTGAAAATGCCGCCGGAACTTGGGTCAAGAATGCCGTCTCTGAAAAGCTAAATGCGATTATGAACGGCATACCTGTTCTCCTGCTTACTAAAGCATGCAGGAAAGTAGAGAAGATTGACAAGGAGTCCTGGCAAAAGGCGAAAGTTAGACTCTTCACTGAGTGTGACTTTGAAGACAACATCCTGCTAAAGATGCTCTTCGGAGATCTACAGAACAAACTTGCTATGGCCCCCGGGACTCCGGTCCTGCTCAACATGAACCCCTACACTATGGCTGGGATAGTTGCCGAGTTAATGGGGGGAAACCTTGAGAACCTGATTGGAACTGACATAACATCCATGGATAAACACTTCCCTCACGAGATGATTATAGCCTTCGTACAGATTTGTGGCGAGCTATACTGCTGGCCCAAACCTGTGCGTCGTGCAATAGCCTGCACCTTGATGTTCCCCCTACAAAACTTTGAAGGAGACGTCTTCTTCTCAGATTGCGGCAATCTCTCTGGGTGGTTTCCTACTGCCCTTATCAACTGCGTAGCACAAGAGCTTATGATTGCCTATGACAGAATTAAGAACTCAGATGGCCCTCTGCCATTTGACGTCCTAAAGACACCCGCTGAGCCATACGCCATTCTCGGAGACGACAAGATCCAAAGGCTGACCCCTGCCCGGGCCAAAGCCCAAGAGGAGAGCTACTTAGATTGTGGCTTTATCATGCAGGCGGGTAGTAAACTGCAG